ATTATAAGAGCAATTACGCTGTACTGTAAGGCAGAATTTGGCTTTAACAACAATGCGGAACAATTCAGAAAGTCATACGACGCACTTAAAATGCGCTTAGCTTTATCAGTGGAATACAACACAGCGCCGGAAGTGTCCGAAACGGACACCGACGGCGCAGAAAGCGAGGTATAAGCGGTGGAGTGGCAGGACGAATTAACGCTTATTGCAGAAACAGCAGCAGAAAACAGGGTAAATAAAAACGGCTTTGCAGTAAAGCCGGAAGAAAGCGCCCGCACTGTATTCTGTAATAAAAAATCAGTAGGGTACAGTGAATATTTTAAGAGCCAGCAGACAGGAAAGCTGGTAGAGGCAAAGTACGAGGTACATAAGGCAGATTATGGCGGCGAGGACGTAGTAGAAGTAAACGGGCGGCGCTATTTTGTACTTAAGACCTACGATACAGGAACAGACACCATAGAGCTTACGCTTACAGATTTACGCCACAGAAACGAGGTGTAAGCATGGGAGAGTTTAACACAGTCGGGCTGGAAGATATTATAGACGCTTTCAGCCGGAGAGAGGCGGCTACAGTTGAGGCAGTCCCCAAAATGCTTAAAGCTGGTGCTGATGTGCTGATAGAGGCACAGAGAGCAGAGGCACAGGCAATGGGACTGAATGAAACGGGCGGTTTTATCAATTCCATAAAAGCTACGGACGTAAAGGGCGACGATACGGAGAAATACGTAGAGATATACCCACAGGGACGGGCAAAGCATGGAAACGACAGAAAAGGAGATAAAAGCAAGGTGCGCTATGCAACAATCGGCTTTGTGGCAGAGTACGGCACAAGTAGCCACGCTGCACGCCCTTATATGACAGTGGCAAACGAAAAGGCGCACGAAAAGGTAGTAGAGGCACAGCGCAGTATATGGGAGAGTGAAACAGGCGAATGAGTATACAGGAGATTTTAGAAAGCGCAGGGTTGCCAGCCCAGAGAGGTGTTTACACTGGACGGGATAAGCCAGACGCATATTATACGTTTCTGCGGCTGCTGGGTACGCCTGCGGTAAATGCAGACGACGAAGAGAAAGAGCGCAGGGAAATGTATAGAGTTACGCTTTTCCATAAGGGCGATTTTGAGGCGCAGCTTGATAAGACAAAAGAGGTATTGAAAGCAGCAGGCGTTTATATCAACAGCATAGACGCAGAAAGCTACGAAACAGAAACGGGGTACTGGTTAGTGCCTATCACAGTCGAGATTTTGAAAGAGGAGTGATTAAACAATGACACTGGGACTGAAAGATTTATATTACGCCGTATGCACAGAGGCAGACGGAGCAGAGAGCTACGGGACACCTAAGAAAATGGCAGAGGCAATGAGCGCCGATTTGTCCGTAAAGACAGCGGACGGCAGCTTGTATGCAGACGACACATTAAGCGTGAGCGTCACAGAGTTTGCAAGTGGAACGCTTAAGCTGGGAATTAAAGACCTTACGCCGGAAGTGGTGGCAGAGCTGCTGGGGCAGGCAGTAGATAAGAATAGCGTAGTATGGGCGGGAAAAGAGGACGAGCCGCCGTATGTTGCTGTAGGGTTCAGAGCTAAGAAAACGGGCGGTAAATATCGTTACGTATGGCTGCTTAAAGCAAAATTTAAAGTGCCGTCTGAAAAGTACGAAACAAAGGGTGAAAGCATCAAGTTTAACACGCCGGATATTGAGGCATCTTTTACAACGAGAAAGAAAGATAATTTGTGGAAAGCTGACTTTGTGGGAACAGAGGAAAGCGCAGCAGCTAAGACGTGGTTTACAGCAGTGCCGGAAAAGGCAGAAGCAATGGAAAGTGTATAAAACAGGAAAGGAGAGAGGCGTGGCATGGGCTGCGCCTTAATTTTATATCATGGGAGCATTAAAGAGCGGGGCTTTTCCCGTAGAGCTGAACGGCAAAGAATATGGTTTACTTTTTTCGCTGAACGCATTAGACGAAGTACAGGAAAAGTTTGGGGGCTACGACAAATTAAGTGAGGTATTCAATAAAGATAACCCAAACCTTTTTAAAGATACAAGGTGGTTACTTACGCTGCTTATTAACGAGGCACTTTTAGCAGAGGACGAAAACGCCCAGCTGCTTGAAGAGAAGAGGGTAGGCAGACTGATACACGCAGGAAATTTGCAGGAAGTACAGAACGCTATTTTTAAATCGTTCTACAGAGGAACTGCGGGAGACAACAGCGACACAGAGAACGAAAACGACGGAGAAGAAACAACAGAAGAGGGAAACAGGGCAGCCGTGCAGGAAAATTAGATACTGCACGGCTTTTGTATATTGCAGTAGTGCTTTTGAGATACAGGGAACGTGAGGCATGGAGAAAAACACCATACCAGATAACGACACTGTTTAAATATCACAAGGAATATAACCCGCACATTTTCCGACAGGAACAGGCGGGAACACCAGCAGCTACAGAAAACATGGACGATATAGACATAGCGTTAGGGGGCTTTTAATTATGGCAGATAAGACGCAGAACGTCAAAACAAGGTTAAGTTTTGACGGAGAGGCAGAGTATAAAGCAGCCTGCAAGGAAATTAACAGCACCCTTAAAGTGCTTAATTCTGAAATGAAACTTGTAACGGCTGAATATAAGGACAATGCAAGCAGCGTAGATGCGCTGAAAGCAAAGCAGGCGGTACTACAGAAAACATACGACGAGCAGGCAAAAAAGGTAAAAGAAACCGAGGCGGCTTTAGAAAAATGTCGCAAGGCAACAGGAGACAATAGCGAAGAAAGTAAAAAACTTGAAACCCAGTTAAATTACCAGAAAGCAGCGCTTGTAAAGACAGAGCAGGAATTAGGCAAAACGACTGACGAAATGGAAAAAGCAGAAAAAGCCGCTGACGAAATGGGAAAGGAAATAAAAGACAGCGGGGAACAGGCAGACGACGCAAAGGGGAAATTTTCTGGATTTACAAGCGTGCTAAGTGGAATGGGTACAGCGCTTAAAGCAGCAGCAGCGGCGACGGCGGCAGCAGTTGCGGGAGCGGCAACAGCCATAGGAGCGCTTACCACAAAAGCGATAGAGGGATACGCAGCACAGGAACAGCTTGTAGGCGGTGTAGAAACTCTTTTCAAAACGTCGTCTGATACGGTTGTTGGTTATGCAAACGACGCATATAAAACAGCCGGAATGTCTGCAAATGAGTACATGGAAACAGTTACCAGCTTTTCAGCGTCGCTGCTTGCCAGTATGAATAATGACACGGCAGCGGCAGCAGAAAAGGCAAACGTGGCAATTACGGATATGTCAGACAATGCAAATAAAATGGGTACTGATATATCGCTTATACAGAACGCCTATAACGGTTTTGCAAAGCAGAATTATACCATGCTGGATAACTTAAAACTGGGATATGGCGGTACAAAAGAGGAAATGCAGCGACTGCTTGATGATGCAAGCAAGCTATCCGGCATTAAGTATGATATTTCATCATATTCAGACGTTGTAGACGCTATTCACGTCGTACAGACGGAAATGGGCATAACAGGGACAACGGCAAAAGAGGCAAGTACAACAATAGAGGGTTCGGTTAGTTCCATGAGTTCAGCGTGGGACAACTGGATAGCTGGAATGGCAGACAGCGAGGCGAATTTCTCACAGCTTACAAGTAATCTGGTAGACAGTATTGTAACAGTGGTAGGGAATATAGCACCGAGGGTAATAGAAACAGTGCCGAGGCTGGTAAGCGGACTGGGAGAAATCGTAGAGCAGCTTGCAACGTATATACCACAGGTTATACAGGAGTTATTACCGCCTTTAATGAGCGGTGTACAGGACTTACTTAATACGCTGGTTGGAATGCTGCCGGAAATGATAAGCATAATCGGGCAGATTATACCGACAATCATAGATACGCTGCTTACTATATTACCGCAGCTTTTAGAGGCAGGCGTACAGATTATTACGGAATTGGCGCAAGGTATCTCACAAGCGTTACCTACATTGCTGCCAACAATCGTAACGGTGGTTACGAACATTGTAACCATGCTGATAGAAAATATACCGTTGCTGATTACAGCAGCATTACAGCTGCTTACGGGGCTGGCACAGGGACTGGTAGCAGCGCTGCCTGTACTGATTGAGGCACTGCCGGAAATCATAACGGCTATCATAAATGCACTGGTTGAGGGCATACCGCTTATTATCGAAAGTGCGGGCGATATTATAGTTGCATTGATTGACGGCATCATAGATGCAATACCGCTTTTAATCGCAGCCATACCGCAAATTATAGCAGCCATTGTAACAGGACTGATTACGGGGCTGCCTAAGATTTTGACGGCGGCAGGCAAGCTGGTAACGACAATCATAAATAAAATAAAAGAGCTACCTACTCTGATACCGCAGGCAATCGTTGCGGGCGTTGAGAAAATAGCAGAGTGGGGCGCAAATATGCAGGAAAAAGGCGGCACAGTTATAACGGATTTTGTAACGAAAGTTATAGATATTGTTAAGGAGCTGCCGCAGAAAATCTGGAACAGTATAGTAAGCGCAGTAACCAGAGTGGCTACGTGGGGCGCAAATATGCAGACCAAAGCCAAAGAAGTAATGAACACAATGCTTACGAACATTGTAACGATTGTGAAAGAAACGCCTGCTAAAATCTGGAACAGTATAGTAAGCGCAGTAACCAGAGTGGCTACGTGGGGTAACAATATGCTTACGAAAGCCAAAGAGGTAATGAATGCCATGGTAACAGGCGTTATTACGATTGTTAAGGAACTGCCGCAGAAAATCTGGAACAGCATAGTAGGGGCAGTAACCAGAGTGGCTACGTGGGGTAACAATATGCTTACGAAAGCCAAAGAGGTAATGAACGCCATGGTAACGGGCATTGTTACGATTGTTAAGGAAATACCGCAAAAGATTTATAACAGCATTTCTGGTGCAATTTCCAAAGTGGCTACATGGGGTACAGAAGTAAAGAACAAAGCCGTAGAGGGCATGAAAAATGTAATTACTGGAATAACAGACGTATTTAAGGATATTGGCAGTACGTTTGCAGGGTTCGGTAAAAACATGGTAGAGGGCATCTGGAACGGCATAAGCGGCGCTACGAGGTGGATAAAAGACAAAATAAGCGACTGGGTAGGAGACGTTACCGACTTCCTTAAAGATTTATTCGGAATTGCCAGCCCGTCTAAGCTGATGCGTGACGAAATCGGCGTATATCTGGCGCAGGGTATCGGCGTTGGCTTTTCTAATGAAATTGGCGGCGTTAAGAAAATGATTGAGGACAGCGTACCGCAGGAGTTTGACGTAGACGCAAAGGTAAATGTAGGCAATGAATTTAAGTATGATAACGACGACAAAAAGCCAAAGCCGAGAGGTGGCGGCAGTGCAGCAGGCGGCGTAGTTGTCAATCAGTATATTTATGCGAATACCACGGACTATGCAAAGCAGCAGAAAGAGGCAGCTCGACAGTTCAGAATGATAGCAAGGACGGTGTAACACATGGAAAATGAAAAACTGACTTACATAAATTCAAGGGGCGAGCGGTTAGAACTGGGAGTAGACAGCGTATACCATTGCAATATAAGTAAAGACGTAGAGGGCATTTCCGGCGTTACGAGCGTCATTTACAGCACAAACAGTATGGGACAGCACGGCGACACCTACGTAGGGCAGCGTATCGAGGCGAGGGACATAGACGTAGTGGGACATATCAACACACGGGACAAGGCGCAGGCATTGGAACTGCGCCGCCGTATGCTTAAGATATTTAACCCAGAGCTTAGCGCTACGCTGGTGTATGAGTACGGCGGCTTTAAGCGCGTGATTGATTGCAGGGCGTATGGAGAGCCTAAGATACTAAAGAAAGAGGTGCTTTATGAGTTTGATTTACAAATAGAGTGCCTTAACCCGTTCTGGCGGGAAGAGGAAGAAACAAAAGAGGATATAGCAAGCTGGGTGGCTGCGTGGCATTTCCCTTGCGTTATCGAAAAGGACAGCACAAAGAGCATGATATACGGATACCGAGCGGAAAGCGTAATAGTGGACTGCTACAACGAGGGCGACGTATCAACGGGAATGAGGATAAGGTTTACAGCACTGGGGACAGTTTCAAACCCGATACTGCTTAATGTGGATACCGAGGAATTTATACAGATTAACGCCACTATGAAAACGGGCGACGTGATAGAGATTAACACGAAGTACGGCAGCAAGGGCGCTAAGCTGATAAGGGACGGCGTAGAAACCGACTATTTCCGCTACATTGATGTAGACAGTACATTTATGCAGCTTGCCATAGGCGACAATATGCTTAGGTATGATGCAGCCAGCGGCGTAAATTCTCTGGAAGTATCCATATTCTACAGCAAGGAATTTTTAGGAGTGTGACGGTATGGAGCTTAGAGTATTTGACAAGACAGTACAGCCGCTGGGAGCTATAGACGAACTGCCAAGCCTGATATGGCATACAAAATATTTTGACGTAGGAACTTTTAGCCTGCTTGCGCCGATTACGGACAATAACAGCCGTTTGCTGGTAGAGGGCAATTTAATAACCAAGCACGACGGGAAAAAGGAAGTAAAGACCGCTGACGGCGGCGTATGGCGCAGGGCAGCGCAGATAACCTACGTACACATTACCAAAGACGAGAACGGCTTAGAGCAGTTAGAGGCACAGGGCTATATGCTTAGCTGGTGGCTTAATAAGCGTTGCATTTATCCGCAGATTGTGGCAACAGGTACAAACCAGTACCTTATAAACCT